GGACTCTTCGCCTCTAGCCATTTTCTCTGCATGCATTAATTGTGCATCAGACATAGCCATTTTAGTCTTCTGACGGTTAGAATAAATTTTACTTCCCGCTTGTAAAGCAATTTTTGCTAGACTAAACCAAGCCATATTAGTACCAGGTTACGTCTTTTTGTTTTCTAGCAGCGCCAGATCCTTTAACAGGGTTTTTATTACCTGTTGATAAAGCACTTTTGCCTCTAATACTAGTTTCAGATCTTGGATCAGTAATAACTTTACCTTCTTCTATCTTAACTGGTTTAGATTTTTTATAGTTTATCATATTTTATCTCCTATTTGTATTGTTAACCTATTTTTTAGTATTTTTAAAGCTATTTGCTAATAATTGTTTCTCAATTGATGTATCTGCACGTAAATTTGCTAAATCTTCGTTTTGTTCTAGCTTATCTTCGGTCAAATCTTTAGCTTGTACTAGTTTTGCTCTGTCTATCTCTTCTTTTGTTTGATCTGCTTCTTTTTTACGTTCATTTTCCATTGCTCGAAGGTCAACTTCTCTTGCTTTTAGTTTTAGAAGTGGGTCAGAGTCAAATTGTGATGTAATTTTCTTTTCTTCCTTCATAAATTCTTCTGTCATCTCTGCAATTAATACTGCTTTTCGTGCTTCCATTTGTATATTTAACTGTTCTAGTTGTTGTGCAGCTTGTGGATTTGTAGGTGCTTGTTGTTGTAAGCCTTGTGCAGCTACAATTTGTTCTCTAAACTCTAATTGAATTTGTTCTTGAGCCATTAAACTAATATGTTCTAAAATATTTTTTTGTATTGATGCCATAACCATAGGATTATTTCTAACCATGTTTGTGGACATAAAATTTAAGTGTGAAGTTATGTGTGCTCTATGATCTTGGTTTGGAAAAGCTTGGAAAGGTTTTCCACCTAATGCATCAATGTGTTCTAAGCTTGGATCTTTTGGTGCTTTTGGTGCTGGTGGTGGTAAAACTTTGTCAATATCTTTTACACCAAGTGCTTCATACATTTTTCTGTAAATAGCATACATGTTATGTATCTGTGGATTAGATGTAGCTAATTGTAATTCTGTTTGTGCTAAAGTAATTCTTTGAGACATAGAAAATATGTTTGGATCTGCTATAGGCATAATATCTATTCTGTCATCAAAATCAGTTTGTTTAATTGTTCTTGCTGCGCCAACAACATCGTAAGGGTATTCTGGTGGAAGGTATGTTGCAATAATTTTACCTAATAATTTAAATTCACTTTTCATTGCAGAGTATAATCTTTTGTGTATCGCTGACATAACTTTAGATCCTCTTTCAAGAAGAGCCATAGTTGTACCAACTGCCGCTTGTTGATTGCCTTCGCCTGTTTGTAGTTCTGATATTGCTGCAAATCTTTGTCCAGCTTGTACTACAATACCCATTAACGCTAATAATGTCTGTGATGGTTCTTTGTACGGTAATGGATAGAATGCATCTCGTAATGACCCGCCTGGCGCATCTACATCTTTAAACTCACCTGGCTGTATTGGTGATGCTTCATCTCTAACTCTTACACCTCTTTGTTTAAAACCGGCAGGTAAATTAGATAGCGTACCTGCATCTAATAATTGACGGAGAGCAGAAGTTGCTGTCCTACTCAATCCGCCAATCATATGTATTAATCCAAATCCATAGAATCCTAGTCCTGGCAGAAATTTAAAGTGGACAAAATAATGAACTCTTTGTTTTTTTGGATCATTGGGCGCATAGTTCCTTCTTATCGAAAGAACTTTTGTACTACCTTCATCGATTGTAACGATGTAAGGTAATTTGATACCAGTCGGCTCGCCGTCTGGACCAATATCTTCAAAGCCTTCTAAATCTAAATCAACATGACATTCTAATAATGTATAAACAGGTTGTTGTTTACCTGATTTAGAAACACCTTCTAATTCTTTTTCTTTACTTGTAATTTCATCTTTAATATTTTCTCCTGGTTGACCAATGTCAACATCAGAATAAAAACCACCAACTTGTTGTTTACGTAAATCGTTTTCAGAAATTTTTAAAACATGTATGATAGCATCAGCATCTTGTAAACTGTTTGCTGTGTAAGGCACAATTAGATCATCTGCAGGTACAAATTTAGAAACAGCTCTACCTAATAAATCATCATAGTAAACTTTTTTAAATGTAGATCCTGATAGAGGTAAATGAAATAACATAGAATCAAACTCTGGTTCATACTCTTCCATTTGATCCATAATTTGATAATTCATAAAATCTTTTACTCTTTGTGCTTGAGCTTCTTTGTCTGGAGATTGAACACCTAAAATTTGTGTTCTAACTGGACCATCACTAGGTAATAATTCTTTAAATGCTGTTGCTTGAAATTGTGTAACAGCTTCTGCTAACACAGGGTGTGTTGCACCTGACGAACCTTGAAAAGGTTCGTTTCTATTTTCGTATTTAAATCCTAATAACTCTAATCCGTCTGTGTAAGTTTTTTCCCATTCTTTTCTGGACATTTTATAGTCCATATAATTTGTTTTAAGTGTGCTACCGATAGGTTCTAAAACTTCATCAGGTAATATGTCTGCTAAGTTATCAAAGTGAGATTCTGATGAAGGTTGGTTTACGGCTGATGGATCAAAATCAATCGTAGCTCCGCCATCTTCATCTGGAATTACTTCTACGGGTTCTTTTTTTAATTGTTCTTCCGAAATTTGAACTTCAGTTTCTTCCGCGCCCGGAAGATTTACTTGTGTTCTTGTGTTCGGGAGTCCTTTATCTATCTCTGCCATTTATACTCCTAGTATTTGTTATCATATTTCATTAATGAAGCCAAGCCTTCTTCTGGACCTGATTCTGGCGGTCTGCCAAATCTTTTGCCTGCTAGTTTAGCTATGCCGCCGCCTGCATATCTACTTACACCTCCATAAAAAGACGTAAGATCATTTGCATAATCTCTATCAAATGTTTTTTGTTTTTTTGTCAAAGCTGGTGAAATATTTGATTTTCTCTCTATGGCTCCTCTAGCAAAAGGATCCTGATCAAGACCTATTTGAAACCTTTTAACATTTTCAACTTCTGCTCTTCTTTCAAAAGCTTCTTGTTCAGGAGAACCTTGTTTAAGTATTGTATTTATATTGTTTCCTTCTTCTGCTTCTTTTTTTAATTGTTCATACTTATCTAAATAAGCTTGATCTGCTTTTTCTATATCTTCAAGATTATACTCTCCTGGACTTGTTAAATCAAATGGATCTAACTGTTTTGCTCTAACTTCATCCCCTTTTTCATAAAGTTCTATAAGTTCCTTACGATCTTCAACCGCTTTTTTATATTTATTTGCAGCAGGTTCTGTTCCTGCAATTCTTTCCATTTGCAAAGCATCTGCTTTTTCTTCTCCTCCACCAAAAAAAACACTCAGCCAGTTTCTATACCATGCTTCTTTACCAGGCATTCCCCCTAAATAATCATTGGCGACAATCATCCCTTCTACAAAAAAATCTCCGCCAATTCCTAATGGACCTAAAGTTGCAAGTGCACCTTTCATGCCTACTCTAGCTCCTACTTTAGCAACTTTGTTAAGATTGACAGAAACTTTATTAGCTTCATCAATAGGAAGTTTACCTTGTTTTAAGTCTACTAATTTTTTTTTCATGTTGTCTGCAGCTTCTTGAGGAGTACATTTAGTTACTGAAGTTCCTGTTGATTTTCCAACTCTTGGGCAAAAGTTAAGTAGAACTTGATTAATTGCTTTTGCATCTTTTGATTTAAATAATTTTAATTGTTTATTACTTTCAAGACTACCTTTAAATCCTTTTTGAAAATCAGGGGACATTGTTAGTTTTATATTTTCTATTAATTCTTGTTTAGCAACGTTAGGATTAGCATATCTACTTAAATCATATTTTACTTTGTTGTCTGTATATTCAAGTTTGCCTTTTTTAGTATTAAAACTAAAGTCAGCATAGTTATTTGTTTTAGCATTAAAGTCATCAATAAAACTTTGTACTTTATCACCACTAATTTTTCCCGCTTCGTATTGTTTCATTAATCTAATTAAGGGAAGATCAAAAGCTTCTCTTTTCATCATATTAAAATTCTTAGTTGTAAATTGACCTTTTAATAAATAATTTCTAGGTAAATATTTATAGTCTCTTCCAAATTGTTTCGCTAAGTTATGTTCAAAATTAACACCCCCAAATATTTTATTAAATGTTTTATCTCCTAACTCTTTATCAATCTGTGTTACAATATCACTAACTTCTCCATAACCTTTCATAAAATTATCAAGTTGACCTGTTAATTTTTTAGCAGTGGTAGAGGAAATTCCATAGCTTTTTCCAAAACTTTCTGGATAATTTTTTAAATTAGTTAAAATATTTTTTAATGATAGAACGGGTTGTCTAACACTTTGAAAGGCTTCTATCTGTCCCTTTGGAATACCTAAATTTATTAGACTTCTTCTTGTAACTCCACTATGAACACCACCATACGCTTGTTTAGCGCCCGGTTCAGGGTCATAAGATTCAAGAAAATCAAAATCATTTAGTAAATTACCACCATCTTTTTTTAATTTTTTAACAATACCTTGTGGACCTGACTCTTGATATTCACTTACATTATTAGTAATATTTTCAAATAAATTTTTAAATTGTTTTTGAACTTTAGGATTATTTTGTATTATAGAAGCTTTAAATATTTCGTCTTCTGAAAATCCTTTTTTAAATGTAAATGTATCTCCACCTTTTGCTTCAGGATTATTTTGTAAACCATTAATTGATCCAAGAGATACTATTTTAAGTTTACCTTTTTTATAACGACTTGTTGCTTTATCTTCTGCGCTAAAATGAAACAAAGCATCCTCTGCGCTACCTAATTCATGTTTAAAATGTTTTTCATATGCTTTTCTAAATTTTTCTGGACTTTCATAATTTTTACCGTTGTCAGCAATCCATTGTAATCTTTTACCAAGTGGTTTCTCTCGAAACTGTCTTCTTTTCGTTTCTTTCATTTTTTTAACAAGTTCAGGGTCTTTCATTAGAAAAGGAAGGTCGGGATCTTTTAAAACATCCTTTCCTTTATAGTCTAATGGTTCGTTAAGCTCTTTAACTTTTCTTTCAAGAGTGCTCAATGACATTCCTAATTTTTCTGCAATTGCTTTTCTAGTAAGATTTTGATTTTCTAATTTTTTATATTTTTTTATGTCCAAAGTTTTTTCACCAGAATAACTTCCTGGTTCATCAACCAAGCCACGTTTAGGTGTTGTAACAGAGCCACCATCTGCAAAATTTTGTTCTAGATTAGGCATCTTGTAATTTGGTTTTTCTTGTACAAAAATATCTGGAGCGTTAGGGGAATAGTCTCCTTGATCCGAAGTTAAAAATCTCATACCTTTGGAGTATTCGTTTATTTTCATTATTCTCCTAATAATTTAGCTAAGCCGCCTGATGCAAAATCTTCTGGTTCTTGTCTAACTAATGTCATCGCTTCTCGTTCTGCAGCCGCGTCTGCTGCGTTCTCTGCTGCAACTTCAGCTTGACCAACTTTAGACTCGCCTCTTGTTGGTATTTTAATTTTTTTACCTGTTGCAAATTCTTCCATAACTCTTACATCACTACCTAAAATATCATCAACTCTTTCTAAGTTTAAGCCTTCAAAATCTACATTACCATCTGGATCCATATGAACAGGAACCTCTTCTGACGCTGTAAAATTTCCTTTAGTCTTAACAGTTTTACCCGACGTATAGTCTACAACTTCATACCCAGGAGGTTGGTATTCCATATCATAATTTTTATAATAATCATTTTGACCTTCAACATAAATTCTACCGTCATCATGTTTTAGCACTTTAATACCTGGTAATTCTTTAACGTCGTATTGCATAATGTCTGCATCTATTTTTGTACCAACACCCCTGTCCATAACTTTATCTACAAATTTAGGAAACCATGCAGGCATCGTTGTTGTTGTATTTTTAAGTTGCACAACTTTTGCTGCAGGTTTTGCAAGTTTAAAAAATTTACCAAGAACAGGTATTGATGCTAGACCTGCCATCAATTTCA